GTCCAAAGCGTCTCGCGCCGCTCTCGAAATATATGGCCAAACGAGAGACGAGCTTATCGATTCCGACGACTGGCCGTTCGCTCGTCGTACCGTGGCGTTGACTTTGCTGAAAGGCCCGCCGCCAGCGGGCGGGTACAATCCTAACACGCCTTGGACAACCGCGTTTCCGAAGCCGGGGTGGCTCTATGAGTACGTCTACCCGGCGGATTGTCTGGAATTCAACGCTGTGATCGCGCCGCCGCAAGCGATGTTCGATCTCGACCCGCAGCCGGCGGTCTGGCGCGTCGATAACGATAATGCTTTCACGCCGGCGCAGAAGGTGCTGCTCTCGAACGTCAAGAACGCGATGGGCGTCTACACGGCTCAGGTCGTGGACATCGATACGTGGGAACCCGGCTTTATCTCCGTGCTGATCAAGAAGCTCAAGGCCAAGATGGCGGTGTCGCTGGGCGGCAATCTCGATACTGAGAAATTGAGCATTGCTCAGGAGGCCACTATCCACCAGGCGGTTGACGAGCAGCGGGGGTAGCCAATGCAATTACCCCAGGATATCTATAATAGGGCGCTCGACGCACTGGGCGTAGATACGCTGATCGGTGCGTTTACAGATGGCACCGTGGCGAGCGAAGCGGGGCGCCGGGCGTATGGCCCGACGTTGCGCCAGCTTCTCGGGGCAGCTCAGTGGCCGTTCGCCAGAAAGTTAGCGCCACTTCAGCTTCTCGGTGATTCCACTGGGCAGACGCTTGATGCCTTGGGCAATCCATTACCGACGACGGTAGAGCCGCCGTGGGTGTACGCCTATGCGTGGCCGATCGACGGGTTGCGGGCGCGATGGCTTCCCTGGTCGATGGCAGCAACGACTCCTTCTACTACAGTGCCTATTATGACGGGGCTGCAATCGCCGGTTACGACGTGGCCCTTGAAGCCCGCGCGCTTCCTTGTTTCATCGAGTGATCAGTTCCCCGCCGTTGTCGGGCAAACTGATTGGGACAATCTTCCCGATTTCTCCAGTACGGAGGGGGTTGGCAACGTAGGGCGGCGCGTGGTGCTGGCGAACGTGCAGAACGCGCAACTCGTCTACACGAAATTGGCGCTGACTATCGAGGAATGGGACGAAATGTTTACCGAGGCGATGGTGGCGACCCTTGCCTCGCGCGTCGTCATGGCGCTGCACAAAGACAAGAAATTGGCCCTGACCCTTCGCGGGCAGCAGATCGCCATCGCCAAGGAGATGGTTCGCGAGGCGCGGACGGCGAACGCCAACGACGCGGGATTCCCCAAGAGCACGACGATCGAGGCATCGTGGATGCGCTACCGGACGGGACGGTACGCGAGTTGGAATTTCCCCGGATGGGGGACGCTAGGGGATGGCCCCGGCTACTGGTCTATGGGCTGGGATTCCGTGGCTTGGGCGGATGGATCAGTCTACTAATCGATGTCGATCCCAAAAATAGAAACGTCGTTTGCTTGGGGGGAAATCTCCCCGAGCCTCTGGGGGCACGTTGACCTTCAGAAGTTCAGCTCGGCCGCGAGCACTATGAGGAACTGTTTTGTAGGTTATCGAGGTGGTTCATATTCGCGTGCGGGGACCAAGTTCGTCGGGTTCTCGAAACAGAACCCGGCAGTGACGTTTTTCCCTCCACGTATTGTTAGTTTTGAATTCTCGCTGACGCAAAACATCGTTCTGGAATTCGGCGATTTCTATCTCAGGTTCATTGTCAATGGCGGGATGGTCGTCGAAACCGGAAAGGTAATCACGGGAGCGTCGCAGGCTAATCCGTGCCAGATAACCTCAGTGGGGCATGGGTTCAGTAACGGGAATTGGGTGGTGATTACCGGCGTCGGGGGGATGACGCAACTCAATGGCAATACGTACATCGTCGCGGGTGTGGCTGCCAACACCTTCACCCTGACCGATCTTGACGGGAACGCGATCAACTCCACAGGATACGGTGCTTACACTGGCGGGGGATTGGCGGAGAGAATTTACGAGATTGTCACGCCGTATAGTCAGGTCGATTTGCCGCTATTGAAGTTCGTGCAGTCAGCGGATGTGATCTCGATCACGCATCGAAGCTACCCGCCTTATGATCTGGCTAGGCTTGGAGCGACAAACTGGACGCTGACGCCTACTGCTTTTGCGGCTTCCATTTCAGCTCCGAGCACGGTTACAGCGGTGGCGAATACTCACCCCAGTTCAATTACAACGCCGCCGACCCTGCCCGCGGCTTACGCCTATGTTGTGACGGCCATTGATCCCAGGACGGGGCAGGAGTCCATTGCGTCGCCGATCGCTAACGTGACGGATTCAGTGAATATGGCGGTTACGGCCGCGACGATCATCTTGAGTTGGGTTCCCGTTGTCGGGGCGGAATTCTATAACATTTATCGAGCGCCAGTGTCCTACAACACGGCGATCGGGGGGCCAGCGACGAATTCCTTGCCTGTGCCAATCGGCTCGATCTTTGGGTTCCTGGCATCGTCCTTTGGCAATCAATTCTTCGATACGAACATCGACCCGGATTTCTCGAAGGTGCCCCCGCTGCATCGCAATCCGTTCGCGCCGGGGCAGATCCTCTCGGTTACGATGGGGGCGAGCAGCGCCGATTGGACAACAGCAACGCCAGTTATCACCACGTCAACCGGCACTGGGTTTATCGGGCAATGCGTGATTATCGGTGGGGCGGTCACGGCCGTTGTGGTTGATAGTGGGGGGCAACTCTATGCGAACGGCGACACGATTTCGTTCACCGGGGACGGGACAAGCGCATCGGCGACGCTAGTCGTTGGCCCGGCGACGGGTACGTACCCAGGTGTTGTGGACTATTTCCAACAGCGCCGGGTGTACGCCAACTCGACGAACCAGCCGGATACATTGTGGGCATCGCAGCCGGGGGCGTTTACCAATTTCGATTCATCGATCCCCGTAACCGACGCTGACGCCATTACGGCAAGCCCTTGGTCGCAACAGGTGAACGGTATTCAGTGGCTTGTCCCGATGCCGCTAGGGCTGGTCGTCTTCATGGGGAACGGGGTCTGGCAGATTGGTGCATCGGGCGGGGCTGTGCCGTCCTCTCCAGCGGCGATCACGCCAGCTAATAATGTTGCCGTGCCGCAGAACTCCTACGGGTCCAGCGAGAATGTGCCGCCGATCAAGATCAACTCCGATATTCTTTACCTGCAATCGCACGGCTCAACGGTGCGCGACCTGAGTTATCAGATTTTTTTCAATAGCTACACCGGCACGGACGTAAGTTGGCAGTCTCAGCACCTGCTTTTGGGGCACACTCTCGATCAGTGGACGTGGTGCGACGAACCCTACAAAATCATTTGGGCGCAACGGTCGGATGGGATGGGGTTGTCTTTGACCTATCTCAAGGAGCAAGAGGTAACGGGGTGGGCGAGGCACGATACGCAGGGTGTTATCGTCAGCGTGTGCAGCGTGACGGAGTTGCCGGTCGATGCGCTTTATTGGGTGGCCCGGCGGCAAGGCTCTGGCGGTCAGCAGCGCTTCTTTATCGAGCGTATGGATAACCGGATCTGGCCTAGTGTGGAGGACGTGTGGGCCGTTGATTGCGGGCTTGGGACGATTCCGACAATGCCGAACACGTCGATCTTTGCTACGGCCGGGAGCGGCGCTGGAGTTACGTTCGTGACGAGTACGCCTGTTTTCTCCATTACATCGGTGGGGCAAGTGATCAGGATGGGCGGCGGGATTGCGCTCATCACCAATTTCGTCAATGGGACGACGGTCTTGGGGGATTGGTATTACCCGTGTCAGGAGATTACGCCGAATGATCCGAGCAACGTACCTCTCGGGAAGTTGTCGGGGGATTGGTCAATCTCGCCGCAGATAACCACTGTCAGCGGCCTCGCGCATCTTGCGGGCAAGCAGGTTACGGGATTGGCTGATGGTTTCGTGATTACGCCCCGGACAGTCAGCCCGACCGGAACGATCACCCTCGACCATCCGGCGAGTAAGGTTATCGTGGGCTTGGCGTTCACCGCGCAATTGCAGAGCGTCTATCTCGATACGGGGCAGCCGACGATTCAGGGGCGCCGGGTGATGATTCCAGCGGTGACGGTGCGCGTTGAAGCGAGTTCGGTGCCGCAGGCGAAGGCCAATCAACTTGACGCCTCTGCACAATCGCCGCCGCCGTTGTTTGAAACATGGTCGATGCCGCCAGCATCAACTCCGCAGAATCTCCCGGCAACGTATCAGACCCCGGGTGGGGCGACCGTGCGCCCGCTCTTTACAGGGGACATGCGGGTGATCATCCCATCGGACTGGGCGAAGGGCGGACAGATTGCGGTGCAGCAGACGTTGCCGCTCCCTCTCCAGGTGACGGCGTTCATCCCGGAGGTAAATCCGGGCGATGTCCCAGAAATGGAGTTGCCGCCGCGTCGTGCGCCGCAGCAACAGCGGTCGGCATGACGTACACGATTGTTCCCTGCCGATTGAGCCATCTTCGGGAATTGTCCCGAACGATGCGCGCGGCTGATCGTGCTGAAATCGAGTTGTGCGGGTTGGTGCCGAGGCACGCTCTGACGCAGTTGTGGCGTGAGTCTATTGAACCCAAAGCCGCTATCGTTGATGGTGAGGTTGCGGCGGCGTGGGGGGATGCTGCGCCTACGTTGTCCTATGAGGGCTATGTCTGGTTGTTTACTGCTCCGCCGATCGAGCGGATACCGTTCGCCTTCTATCGAGAAACACGGCAGATCATCGCTCGATATCTCCAGGTCCGGCGCAGCCTACTCGCGCACGTCGCTTGTGACTATGAGCGATCCATTAGGTTTTTCGCCATGCTGGGGTTTAAGGTGGGTGAGCCGGTTGGAATGTATCGCGAGCTAAGGATCGAGAGAACCTAATGGGTTTTGCAATCCCCGCCATTGCGCTTGGTGCCTCGTTTCTTGGCACTGGGATTGCTGCGGCTGGAGCGATTAACGCGGGACAGTCGGCCGCCGCACAAGCGCGCTACCAGGCACAGGTGGCGGCGAACAACCAGATTATCGCACAGCAGAACGCGACATATGCGCGGCAGGCGGGTGAGGTTAAGGCCACTGATCAGGCGATGAGAGAGCGCGCCACTCAGGGGGCAACACGGGCCGCATTGGCCGCGAGCGGGATGGACATCAACACCGGCTCGGCGGCTGACGTGCAGGAGGGATTGGCAAAAACCGGGCAGGTTGATGTCGAACGGACGAGGCAACAGGCCGCGCTGGAGGCATACGGATACGAGGCACGGGCATCAGGCTTCGGGGCGGAAGCCGGCTTGGATCAATTCTCCGCTCGGAACGACATAACGGCTGGCTTCCTCAAAGGGGGGGGGACATTGCTTTCGGGACTAGGCGATGTCGGGGGCAAGTGGGCGTCGCTACGCACAACGACGACTGCGCCCGGCACCGGGCCGTATTGGGCATACGGGGCAACGTAATTGGCTCACATACTGACGATCCCGGCAGCGGCACCCGCTGCACCATCTGTAAGCCCCGGAGGGCCGCCGGATGCGTATCAGCGCATTCAAGCATCTCCGCGCGCTTTCGGGCAACAGGTGGGAGAGGCGGAGGAACAGCTAGGCGCTGGCGCTCTGAAAGTCGCCGACTTTTACAATCAGGCGGCAGCCGAGCAAGCCTATTCGGAATTCCAGAATGGCGTGAACAATATCCTCTACGGCGATCCTGACAAGCCGGGTGATGTCGGCTTTATGGGGTTGACGGGCGAGGACGCGATGAAG